CCAATAACAGTACCGTCAATAGTACCACCGTCGATGTCAGGAGTGTTTACGTCAGGAGACGTGAGAGTCTTATTAGTTAGTGTTTGTGAGCCAGTCAGTGTGGCAACGGTAGAGTCAATAGCAAAGGTAACAGCATTACCTGAGCCAGACGTATCAACACCAGTGCCGCCTGTGAAGGTCAGTGTTTCAGAGTCTAAGTCGATACTAAGCGCACCGCCAGAGTCAGCTTGGAAGTCTAGGTCTTGTGCAGTGACTTGTGAGTCAACGTATGCTTTTACGGACTGCTGTGTAGGAACCAAAGTTGCACTGTCGGACGACATATCGTCTTCGTCAACGAATGCAGTAACGCCAATGGTTCCGTCAGAAATAGTTTCAAAGGTCAGGGTTCCGGTAAACGTAGGCCCTGCTGTGTCAGCTTTGGTTGCAATAGCTGTGGAGATTGCATCGAACTCTGTTTCAAATTCAGCGCCACGGATAATTTTTCCTGAGTCGCCCGTAGGTAACGAGTCCTTAGCTTCAAAGTCTGTGGTCTTAGAGTAGTTCGACATCTGAGGTTCCTATTGCAGAAAATATACGAAAAGAAGAAAAGCCCCCCGAAGGGGGCCAGGTATCATTACTCAGCGATTGCGAGTACGAAACCAGCTTCAGGACGGTATACCTGAACACCGTACAGGCAGTCAGCCGTGTACAGAGTTGAGAGGTATTCCTGCTTGTACTGAGTCTGCGAACGTACAGCTTGCTGTTCTGCCATGACGATAGCGTCAGAGTGGAACAGAAGTGCCGCACGAGTATCGACAGAAGAAGCTGTGTTATCAGCCGCCGCTTCGATAGTTCGGCAGTTAGCAGAAACGTAGATGTCTACGCCGTACAAGTTACCGATAAGGCCAGAGTTAACTGCTTGGCCGGTTACGAAGTCAGAAGACACGTATCGGTCAATGCCCATGATGGTGTTGCGAACCGAAGGAGGAATAACAAGCGAACGTCCGTCCATAGGTACGTTGTTGTCATCAAGCTTCTGGATCATGTCACGGAAGAAAGCATCAGTGAACACGTCAGCCGCTACCATAGTGTCGTCGGTGTACTGAGTAGTAGTACCGGCATCATTAAAGAAGCAACCAGTGTGCTGATAGTCAGTAGCCGCTGGGCTAAAGACAACAGTACCACCATCACCGAAACCAGTACCCGCCGCGTGAAGGTCATTGTCAACCTGCACTGAAAGCGCGTAACCCGCATCTTCAGTGTAGAACTGACGGAGGCTAGAAAGAGCCTGAACTTCTACGATGTCTTCGATAAGACGTGAGTACTCGAAGTGACGATCGATATCGACAGTCAATTCGCTTTCGGTGTTTGCGATGATAGTAACCGCAGTGTCAGCCGCTTTCGCATTCGCATCACCACGAGTGGGCTTAGGAATGTGAAGCTTGTCGCCTTTCTTGCCTGACATAGCCAGCTTTTTAACAAGCGGAGCCATCTTCAGGTTCTTTTGGTAAGCGGCAATAATTTCGTCACTCCAGATTTCTGGAATAAACGTAGCCGCCTCTGTCTTCGCGGTATTACCAGCCGCGCCTGGGTAAGTTGCAGTAGCCATGTCAATCTCCTTTCAGATTATTTGACTCGACCCTCTGCGTATGCCTGAAATATTTCATTTGACAGGGCTTGGTAACGCTCGGGGTCTGTTTTCATCAGTTTAATGATGTCGGCCCTGCGATACTGTTTCTTTGCGGTTGACTCGGCACTGCCTCGAGCTTTACCTGTATTAGCCGCCCGTAGTTGTTGCTTACGCACCTGTTTTTCAACATTAACGGTTTGCTGTGCAACTACCTTTCTTTCTTTCCAGAGAGAAAATAGCTCATCAGCCGCGTCAGCATTGTACTGTTGGTCAGCTTCTACAAATAATTGAGTCCTAATCTTTGATGCCCCGATCCACTCTGCAAACTTCGGATCAGCAAGAATTGTTTGCATGTCTGGGTGTTTGTTACCCAAAGCCGCTAACGCCGCCTGCTTCTTGTAGTCTTCAGTGTATTTCTGGGCCTCTTTAATCTTAGGATGGTTATCAATTGCTCTGTTAACAGCTCCTTGAGGATCCGTAAAATAATCAATATCGCTTTCAGGCTCAACATTCTGTTGAGGTGCTGGCGATGGTGTTTGAGTAGTAATGTACTCATCCACTATCTTACGAAGCTCACCGACCTCGTTAGAGTGCCGACTCATCACCTTTTCAACTTCTTGGTGCATCTGAACAACTTCTTTCAGAGATTTACCTCGGTATTGCTCTGGAATATCGTTGTCAGTGTCAGTCTCTACCGAGTCTTGAGTCTGCTCAACGGCATCAACAGATTCCTCTGCATCAGCCTGCTGAGTCTCTTGGACTTCGTTTTCGATGTTTTCCGCATTCTCCTCTTCGAGGTGCGGATCAATCATCGTTGCTCTAGACATAATTAAACTCCGTTTGGAGATTTACGTTTCCTGCCAGCTTCTTCATGTTCCCGCACCCACTTCATGTGGCGACCTGGAAAGTCCCCACTAGATCCGTCGAGTACGCATTTAGGCGCTGACAGCATTTTAGTAGCAGTCAAGCCACAGTCGCACCTACTGACTGTCTCTCCACTGCGTACCATCTTTTCAAATATACGACCGCAATCACAACGAAAGTCGTATATCTTATACATCTAACTCTTCTTGCCCTTCCGCTTCGGCTTGGTCTCGCGCCGCAGTAATCGTTCCTTCTAGATTAATTACTGTAGCTAGAGCGGCAACCTGGCCTTTGCGATAGAACAACTCCTCCTGATCTTTAACTGTTTGAAGATCCGCTAACTGTCTTGCATTGTTAGCCAGTTCTTCTGTTAACTGCTTAAACCCAGCGTGGTTAAACAGTTCGTTGTAGTTGTTAAAGTACTCCTCAAGTTCAGGTGTCATAAATTCCCTCTTCTCTTTCGTTGATTATGTGCCTTGTAGCACGGTTTTTAAAAAATGTCAGGCTTTTTTGGTTGTCTTTCTGCGACGACCTGACGCTGTTACAGCATGTTTAATCTTGGCAGGGCCAGTCTTGCGCTTTGCCGAAGATCGTTTTTCTGCCGCAGTCATCTTAGCCGCTACCGCTTTTGGCCTGCAAGAAGGGTAAGGACGCTTACTTTTCTTGGCAGACTTGCGACCGCAAGGCTTGCCAGTTTTAACGTCAACCCACTCTTCTTTAAACCACTTAGTAAGACCGCCTTTCGTTTTAGCCATAAGTGCCGCCACGTTTTTTATAGGTCTTAACCAACCAAGCGTTAGCATACGCTGAGGGGTAAACATCAAACTTACGTTTAGCCTCAGATTTCACCCGTGAGTAAAGCGCCTTGTTGTTTACATTCGCAGGTATCGCACTTTTCTTTTTAGGCTTTGCCTTTGCTTTAGGCATGACTACTTCTTCTTTTTGTTCTTCTTGTTAGTAAGCATGCGCCCGTTACGCTTAGGTAGTGCAGGCTTCTTCTTAGGCTTCATTGACTTCATTCCATAACCAGGCATAACACTCTCCTATTTTTTATGAACTTTCTGAATCGCAAAATCTGCTGACTTAGACGCGCCTTTGTGTGGCTTATAGCCTTCGGCAGGATCTTTCATCAACTTATATTCTTTGCCGGACTTCATCCAGTGATAGCCTTCAGGTGCTTTAACTTTCATCACTGCCCTCCCAAGTATAAAAACTATAGGCTTCAGGATAATCAGCACAAGATTCATAGCCATCAATAAAAGCGTATCGCTCTGCTTCATACAAAGGTGATGTTTGAATAACTTTATTGCCTTCTTTGTCTAACAAAGTAAATCCCCACATAAAACCTCCTAGCTTTTTAATCTACCACTTAACCTTATGCGACCAATAACGCGCAGATAATTTACTGGGATTTGCGTCCTGAGCATTGTGTCGGGCGTAGTAACTCTTCTTCCGCGCTTTATCCTTTGCGGTTTTAGGGTTTTTGCCTGCACCTTTAACTCCTTGCTGACCAAAACGAATTGTCTTGATCTTATCACCCTGTTTCGCAACTACAACATGCGATTTAGTGGGATGGTTGGGCGTTCTCTTCGGCTTGTTGTACCCG